CCAATTATCATGAATTTTCCTTATCTTAACAACTCACAAGTAGAAGAACTAACTGAGTTTGGTGTTATTGAACTCACAGATGAATTGATGGCAATTATCAATCAATGGGGTGCAGATGATAATTCCAAATCTAATCTCGTCGAGATGCACACATAATCATCACATCTCGTCGAGATACACACACAATCATCATCTAGATCACACACACAAACACATCGAGATTCACATCATGCAACACACATCGCGCCCAGTTAATTCAATCGGTTATACTATCACATATCAGACGCCTTACAATCAATGCGAGTGGCGTACACAATCATTCACTACATTAGATGAGGCGCAACGTATGGTAGAGTTTTATAGATCATGCGGAAGTCCTGCAAGGTTAGTATAAAGAATCAAATAAGATTATAAGATATAAGGAACTACTCAGGATTGAATGTAATTTAATGGTCAGTGGTGTGGTTTATTCTTTACATTCAGTCCTGTCTAATTCTTTATATCTTTATTCTTTATATCTTTACATTTAACTAAGTATAAAGAATAAAAGAAGGATTCGATTCTTTATTCTTTATATTTTATAGTATTATTTGTTGGCAGGGTGAGTGTCTAGTTTTGTGTCATCGCGCTCTCTGCGCTCCCTCTTCTGTTGTTCTTAGAGTCTAATCGGTCTGGCACCCAACTGCGAGTCCTGACCCATTAGCGTTGCTGATCAGACGAGTTTGGGATTCGGTATCGGGGCGATACAGTTTAGGGGTTGCGGGATCGGGGTCTGGGGTTTATTGTATGGGAGTCCCAAGCACACCGCTGACATGTCTACTTTCACCGCATTCGATTCGATTCACGCCTGCTGGATGGCGATAATTGATGAGGCAATTGAGAACAATAAGCGGTTCTCTGCTGTACCTTACCTATCACCAATTGTTGAGGGTCGTGCTAGCGTAGTGTGGAACAATTTAGACCGTTCTGGCGATAATCGCGCTGCCAGTGATTTAATTATTGCATTGATCGCTCAAGGTAATCGCTATCGCCGCAACGGTTTAGATATATCAGCAGCGGACTGTATGTTTATTGTTGATAAACTTAAATCCAGTGAAATGACTGTAATTGATAATTGCCATCTCTGATCAGTAGGTTACACTTAGGGCAGTCAATTCTGCCCTCTTCATTCTCACAAACCCACCGCATCTAGTTCAATGTCCGTTACACTTTCCCGCTACAATCTTGAATGGTCAGCATGTCGCAGTGATGACATTCCCGAACAGGGTTACATTTACAGTCAAGAAGTTACCTTCTACACTATAGACGGATACCGATATGTTGTTTCGTTCGATGTTGGCGACGGTCGAAGATTAGGTCTACTATTTGTAACCGTAGAGCAGAAAGATCCTCAGGGTTACAGTCATACTCTGAACTATTGTTTAGGGCAGTTTTATAACAATCAAGGTGCAATTAAGTTCGCTCAATTTGCATTGAATCACTTTATTGAGACTGAAACGTGGTCAGTCTGCCCATCATTCGAACCGATTGACTATATCGACGGCGACCCACATACGCTGGGAGGTGATGAAATTGTGAGCGGACTTATCTAAGGTTAGGTATATCGGGGGAGGAGCAATCCTCTCTCTTTCTTTATAACCAACTATTTCATGGCAGGTGGGGTACAGATCAAGTATAGTCGTTTTCGGGTGTCCTGTCAAGGGTTTTCACAAAATTTAACAATTGATTTCTTCAGGTTTTCTTCAGGTTTTGACCCGTGGGAGGGGTTCCCGATGCTGTATTGTAGAGAGGTCAAACACACCTGACCCGACCATGAATTTCAACAGTCAGCACAGTCCCTGGAGCGCCGATCTGAGCGGCGCAGATCAGGCAGCGGAATCATTCCGCGCCAACGTCGGCACGGTTCGCCGGTTGGCAGCAGTGCCAGCAGAATGGGCAGACCAATTCACTCCTGAAACGTGGGATGATTATACTTCGGAGCGGTTTTGGAAGTATCACTCCGAAGCGTGTAGTCTGACACCCGAAGCATACTTGAATCGTAACGCCTAAGTTACACTTAGGGGAGGTTAACTTCCTCCCCTATTCTTTACACTTTCCCTCTACACTTTCCTGCCATGTCTACTATCAGCACTGAAATTGATTACAACAAAATCCGCGATATGCTGGGACTTGTTGTAACTGACGGAGAGCACCAATATGTTGTTGTAGATTTCAAAATGGGATGTGAGGTATATGAATTATGGTGCAAAACTAGGAAGGCAGTCTATTACACCGGACCTGATGCATTGCATCAACTCTTTGAGGTAATCTCTGGTTGATAGTTACATTGGGCAGGCGCAATCCTGCCCCCTATTGTACTCGTTCGTGCGGCGACAGTTGTTTATACTTAGTGCCGCTAATCCGAACGATTAGTACTTCTGATCGTTCGTGTTTGGACAGTTAAGGGCGCCTTATGGGTATGCCCCCGTGCCCCCATGGGGCGTTATAAATCGATGGGTCCCTTATAAGCTATAAACGACCCAGATCGACCTCTAAATGTAACTCTCTAACAAAAAAAAATTTCCCCAGACCCCAGAACTCCACAACCCTCAAAATATAACACTCCCTATATAAAAATTGAAACCTTATAACTCACATATGAAAAAAAATTCCGAAGAAAATTTTCAGTTTCTACAAGTCGATCCAATTACTGGCAAATACTATGTCACAATACCAGAATGGATGGCAAATGATCTTGAATGGTACGAAGATACCGAAATCAAATTATCCGTCGATGGAAATGAATTAATACTTTCAGAAAAAGACAATGATTGAAAAAAAATATCACATATATTTGAATAACGAATGTCTCTATCATTCTTTAAGTATAGAAGACTTTGATATTACATGGAAAATGATTTCTGAATTTCTTACAATCATAGATGATAAAAAAAAAGATATTCTTTCTTATGAAGAAGTATTCCATTCGAAAGAAACAGTACTAAATTCATCACATTGACAATCACTATATAATGATGTATGATACTGAAGTAACTACTTTCTATTATGGCTAAAGGATTTACCGTAAAAGCAAATGCCCCAGTGGCAGCAAATAAAGAACAAGAATGGGACTATGATCTAGCAAAGGAAATGGTGCGAGGCAAATCAATTGTCTTCTGCCTTCCCGGAAGAGGAGTCTCCTATACATATCTAAAGAGTTTTGTTCAACTTTGTTTCGACTTAGTTCAGTCCGGAGCAAGTATTCAAATCTCACAAGACTATTCATCCATGGTAAACTTTGCAAGATGCAAATGTTTGGGTGCGAATGTACTCAGAGGTCCAAATCAACTTCCATGGGATGGAAAACTGAATTATGATTGGCAACTTTGGATTGACTCTGATATTGTCTTCAATAGTGAAAAGTTTTGGCAATTAGTTCTGATGGACAAAGACATTGCATCCGGATGGTATGCAACCGAAGACGGACATACAACCTCAGTGGCACACTGGATGGAAGAAGATGATTTCCGCAATAATGGTGGAGTCATGAATCATGAGACCGTCGAGAGCATCTCTAAGCGTCGTAAACCATTTACAGTTGATTATGCAGGATTTGGTTGGTTACTGATTAAGAAAGGAGTCTTCGAGCACTCTGAGATGACATATCCATGGTTTGCACCAAAGATGCAAGTCTTTGAGTCTGGAGAAGTCCAAGACATGTGTGGAGAAGATGTATCATTCTGTTTGGATGCAAAAGAAGCAGGATTTGAGATTTGGTGCGACCCTCGTATTAGAGTTGGTCACGAAAAGACAAGAGTGATTTGATGACTAACGAATCTTACAATATAATCTGTAAGGGACGTAAAATTTATTCTAACCTTACAGAGGAAGAATATTTCAATACTATGGAGGATCTGTCTGAGCAATTTTATCGGACGGGTTCTCCAAATCCAAATGAAATTGAAACTGAAATTATAGGAGAAAATTAATGGCAATTAAAAAATCATTAAGTGGTGGGAAGCAAGTTATTGAATCTCATCCAAAGAAAACCAGACAAGGTTCTGGGGCTCATACTAAGTATTCGGCGTCTTCTCGTAATGGGTCTCGTAAAAGATACAGAGGGCAGGGATGAATCGTGAAGATGTTAAAATCCATCAGATAAACTTTTAAATTATGAGTCAACTTGTTGTTAACTTACCAATGATTAAAGTATGGGTTCGTAAAGAATATTTACGAGACCTTAAAGATGGTCATGGGGAATTTGTAGAAGGCATCTGGGTTACTGCGAAGAGTATACCCGGACGTGCTTTTTATTTTGAGACTTATTTACCAGAATATGGGGCATTTTATGATAAATTACCAATTTCTGCATTTGTTTCATCTCCAAAAACTCCCAATCCTGACTTTGATTTATCAAATCTTCAGTTTTGGAATTGTATGGACTACGGAATCATTTGTATTGAGAAACAATTTATCAAACATATGGATTTTGAAGTTTTTTCTCGAAATTTTGGCGTAATTAAAGGAAAATATCACTTTACTTTAGATAATTATCATGCCGATTTAGACACAGTTGACACTGATGTAAGCGAAATGCCAGATGAACACAAGTCTCATAACTGCATAGAACTTGAAAATGGACAATTTGCACTATATCCAACCAATAGAATGAAGATGTATGATTTATCTTTAACTCCGAATGAACCAAAAACTCCAGATTTTCTGACTTCAACTACTAATTTTCAGATTGAACAAGGTATTCGGTGGGGAAGGTTGGGAGATACTAATGAATATTTCTGGCAAACACCAGAAGAAAAGGAAAATAAATAACTTTTTACTGGAATAATAATTGGAACAGTATTCAATGGGAACTCATCTCCTTTTGGAGGTGTATGATGTTAAATTTGACATCTTAAACGATGTAATATCACTCCAAGAAGCAATGGAGAAAGGTATTAGTCGGGCAAATATGACAATTTTAAACATTTTTTCTCATTGTTTTCTTCCTCAGGGTTGTACCATCGTCATTGCCCTTTCAGAAAGTCATGTTTCTTGCCACACATGGCCCGAAAATGGTTGTGTGGCAATTGACGTATATACCTGTGGTGAAGGAAACCCCAAATTGATTGCAATTGAGTTATTAAAATATCTCAATTCCGATAATTATAATCTTCGTGAAGTAAATCGTTAAATAGTAATAGGAGATAGAAACCTCCTTTATAAAAGTTCTGTTTTAATTTTAAAACAGGAGTTTCAAAATGCTATTCGAATCAGAACAAAATCAAAAAAGACTCATTCAAGAAGTAGTTTATGATGTTGCACCAAAACATAACCTAAAAAAACAAGTTGAACTACACGAAAAAATTCGTAATGATGAAGACTATGATGATTGGTCATATGGAACAGAACCAAACTATGGTTCTTCATGGAAGTAAGTATAAATAAATAAAAAACTTTCGTTCGATGGCAATTCAAAGGATATCCAGATCATTCAAAGATATCAGTTTATCCTTTGAACCACATCCAGTAACAAAGGATCTACCGATACTAAAAAATGAGAATGCGATTAGCAGATCCGTAAGAAATATTGTAGAAACTATTCCAACAGAAAGATTCTTCAATTCTTTATTGGGATCTGATGTTAAAAGAAGTTTATTTGAATTTGTTGATTTTGGTACTGCATCAGTAATACAAAGTCAAATTGAAATCTCAATTAATAACTTTGAACCAAGAGTTAATAATGTAGAAGTTCAGGTGGATCCTATTCCAGATGATAATACCTTTAATATAACAATTATTTTTGATATTATAGGACAAGAATTTCCAACTCAAGAATATTCATTCATATTAGAGGCAACAAGATAAAATGCCTTTCACTAAATTTACAAATCTAGATTTCGATCAGATAAAGACTTCCATCAAAGATTATCTCCGTGCCAACTCCACATTCACGGATTTTGATTTTGAGGGGTCTAATTTTTCAGTATTAATTGATACGTTAGCATATAACACATATATTACCGCATTCAACTCGAATATGGTTGTGAATGAATCCTTCTTGGATTCTGCAACTGTTCGTGAAAATGTAGTTTCACTGGCAAGAAATATTGGTTATGTACCTCGTTCTATGACAGCAGCAAAGGCAATAGTATCCTTTAATGTATTTACAACCGCAAATACTCCCACACTCACTCTACAGGCAGGTCTGGCGTGTGTGGGGTCTGTTGATAATACCTCATATACATTTTCAATTCCGGATGATATCTCGACAAATGTTGTCGATGGAGTTGCATCCTTTAATAGTATTCAAATTTATCAGGGGACATTCTTAACAAAACAATTTGTGGTGGATGGATCTCTGGATCAAAGATTTATATTAAACAATTCATTTATAGACACTTCAACAATTTCTGTTTATGTGAAAGGAATTAATGATAGTGGTATTGGAGTTGAATATTCTCTTGTCGATAATATTTTAGAAGTAAATTCGTCTTCAAGAATCTATCTCTTACAAGAAGTTCAGGATGAAAAATATGAACTACTTTTTGGTGATGGTCTTATTGGGCAAAAATTAGAAAATAATGCGATAATCACGGCAAATTATATTGTTACTGATGGTGAAGAGGGTAATGGTTCTTCTTCATTTTCTTTTTCTGGAAGTATTAGAAATGCAAGTAATGCGACAATTGATATAGGTTCGGTCTCGGTTATAACAAATCAACCATCTCAAAATGGATCTGAAATAGAATCCATAGATTCTGTTAAATATTTTGCCCCAAGAATTTATTCTTCTCAATATAGAGCAGTAACATCAAGAGATTATGAGGCAATCATAAAAAAAATATATCCGGATACAGAATCAGTTGCAGTTATTGGTGGTGAAGAATTAGATCCTCCAGAATTTGGATCAGTATCAATAAGTATTAAACCAAAAAATGGAACTTTTGTTTCAGATTTCAATAAACAGCAAATTAAAAATAAATTAAAACAATATAGTATTAGTGGAATTAATCAAAAAATAATTGATCTTAAAATATTATATGTAGAAATTGATTCATCAATTTACTACAACTATTCCCAAGTATCTGCAGTAGAATCTCTAAAAACAAAAGTTGTAAATTCGCTGACAGAATATTCAAATTCTGTAGATCTCAATTCATTTGGTGGGAGATTTAAATATAGTAAAGTTCTTCAAATAATTGATAATACTGATACTTCTATAACTTCCAATATTACCAAGATTAAAATTAGAAGAGATTTAAAGGCACTGATAAATCAGTTTGCTCAATACGAACTATGCTTTGGAAATAAGTTTCATATAAATTCCGATGGTTTTAATATCAAAAGCACAGGATTTAAAATTTCTGCAGATCCAGATACCGTATACCTAACAGATGTACCTAATTCTGATGGAAAAACTGGAATAATATCAATAGTAAAACCTCTAAGTAACGGAACTACAAGAATCGTTGCAAAATCTGCCGGAACAGTTGATTATGTAAAAGGTGAAATTAAACTGGGAACCATAAACATTATTTCAACATCCAAAGGGAATGACATTATCGAAATACAGGCATTCCCAGAATCTAATGATGTTATCGGTCTGAAAGATCTTTATTTGAATTTTAGTATTGAAAAAAGTACAATAAATATGGTA